GACTCCGGGGCGAGATCGAGTTGACGCCGGGCAAGGGAATCAAGGTGGACGACGTCCAGGGGATCAGGTTCCAGGAATTCCGGATAAACCCGGCGCAGTACATTCAATTCTTGAACCTGTTCGTGTCATTTTGGGAGCGGGTCGGTTCCATCGGCGATTGGCAGTTGGGAAGGACCAACGAGCATGGCGGCCGGAAGACGGCGACGGAGGTCATGTCGGTCATCCAGGAGGGGAATATCAAGCACAATTACCAGTCTGAGACCCTGAAGGAGGAGTACCTGGGAATCCTCGAACTGCTTTACGATCTCTACTACGAACGGATGAGCCCGGACAGGGCGTTCATCTACGGTGGGCGGCAGGTGCGCGTCCCCTACGAGGCGATGCGGCGGGGGTACAGGTTCGTGCTGGCTTCCTCGACGGAATCGGCCAACAAGTACATCGACAGGCGGGAGAAAGAGGACCTGATGCAGATGCTGGGCGGCGACCCCTACATCAACCCCCTGAAGCCCCGCGAGGAGGTCCTGAAGGCCTACGGGGTGACGAACACGGACGAATGGATTGACCCGAACATTAAGATGCTGGTGGACGTTGTACGCGAGAATCCGGACGTGATGCAGGTCGTCCAGGGCTATATGCAGCAGAAACAGGCCGTCCTTGCGGCGGCGGGAGGTGGAGGCGCGGGGCCGCCGGCACAGGGGCCGGTAATGCAGTAGACAGATACGGGGTTTCCGCTCGGGTCTGATCAACCTGGCGGGACGCAAGAAAGAAACAAGGGCGGTCAGTAGGGACCTACTTCTCTACGGCCGCCCTTTTTCTTTGCCCCACAACCAAGGGGGAACGGCATGATCAAGGACCTGCTCGTCCAGGACGAATTCACGGACTACCGGAAGGCGGAGATCGCCGAGGGAATCGAATTCCTCAAGGGCATCTGGAGCAATCCAGAGACGGCATACGTTCGGGGAGCCTTAGACATGCTCTCCAGAATCATACGCGTTCCGGAAAGGATCGCAAAAACGCCGAAGACGAAGGAATTCGCCGCGGCGTGCACCGCCAGGGACTTCGCGGAATTCGAGGCGGGGTACCTGAGACAACATCTGTTTGCCGCCGACGGAGGCGAGAAAGGGGAGTAGCGCATGGGAAATGCAGAACTGGAACGGCCCCCCGATGGAGCGGGGGAGAAAGAGGCGGTCGTTGAGGAGCCGGAGAAGGACGACGACGAGAAGGCCCTATCCGACCTGATCAACATCGACGACTTCCTGGGCGAGGAGGAGCCGCCGGGCGGGGAGAAGGAAAAGCCCCTGGAAAAACCGAAGGAACCCCCCGCCGAGGACCCGGAGAAGGCCGAACTGCTCCGGAAGAACAAGGAACTCAACCGGGCGCTCCATGAGGAGCGGCAGAAGCGCAAGTGGGCCACGGAGAAGGAGGAGGTTGTCCTGACCGACGAACAGGTCATAGGCCTGCTCGAAGAATACAAGGACGACCCCCGGACCCTGCTCAACGTCATCAAGTACCAGGCGGCGCAGGCCGCCAAGGGGGCGACGAAGCAGGCCGTCGAGGACGAGGGCGTCAAGGCCAAGAAGGCGGAGGCCGACGCCTACCTGAACAAGTCCTTCCCCGGATTGAACGAGGAGGGAAGCGAGCTACGGGCGGCCGTGGACAAGACGAAGGAATACATCGGGGTCAAGGACCATCCATTGGGGGACCTGATCGGGACGGCGGTTGAATACCTCCGGGCGGGTCCGGTGCTGATGAGACAGGCATACGAGAAGGGCGTGGCCGACGCGAAGGCCGGCAAGGTCGAGGAGGCCAGGAAGGGGGAGATTAAGGAAACCGTTCTCGCCCCGAAGGGCTCGCCTCCCGGAAAGAAGGGGGAGGCGTCGAACGCCGACATCGCGGACGTGGCGAAGCGGTTGGGTCTCAAGACCCCGCAGCAAATCGCGCTTCTGAAGAAACTCCGTGCGGGGGGCAAGACCCGCACCATCAGCGTGGAGGGCTAAGATATGAGAACAAATGCGAAAACCAAAAGAGACGCATTCGGCCAGGGGAGCAATGCCCCTGAGAAACACCCGGCGGAAGCGCCGGAGAACAGCCTGCGCCCCCTCACATCCGAGGAGCAGGCCATCGCCGCCCGTGTTGCGGCAGACTCGGACAGGGAATGGGAGACGATCACCGAGGACAGCGTCCTCGATTATTCGCTTGGACGCTGGGCCTTTGAACTCCCGCCGGAGGCGGTCAAGCTCCAATGCGAGCGCCGATTCGCCTTCCGCTGGATCACCCGCACGAAGGAGCGGATCGACGAGATCCGCACCAAGCAGCCCCCGGCTCGCTGGTGGATCTGCAACCGTGCGAACACGCCATTCCTCGCCCACCTTTGCGATCCCGTCCTCGGAGCCGTCGTCCGGGAGGATCAGATCCTCGTATTTCAGCCCTGGTGGATGCGCGAAAAGATGCGAGCCATCGTCCAGGGAATCGCAGACGGAAAGAGCGCCGACCTGACCGAGATGGACGGGAAAGCGCGTGGGGCCGCCCACTTCAACGCGTCGAAACGCCTGTACGGAGACGGCAGGCCGGAGACGCGCCAGGAAATCAAGGGCGGGGATCAAATCATCTATGACGGCGACCTGGAGGAAGGTTCCGACGGGCTCGTCGCGGAAGCATAGGAGGAAACCATGGCAAATGTCGACTCGCCCTTTGGGTTTGTCCCCTTTGGGAAACTTTTGTCGGCGGATTGGTATCCCGTGGCCACAGCATACGGGACGGCCATTTTCGTCGGAGACTGGGTCGAGGTCACCAATACGGGCCTTGCTTGCAAGGTATTCGGCGGTGACACTCGGATGGGTGTTGAAATTGACGTGACCGGCGCGGCGGGCGATGAGCTGGGCGCGGTTCTGGCCGTGCTTGATTCCAACGGCGACCCTCTCAGCTATCTGCCGGCATCGACGACCGGCGACGGCGTCGTGGCCGGATACGTCCTGGTCGCGGATCATCCGATGCAGGAATTCCTGGTCCAGGAAGATGGCGACACGACCCCCATCGCGGCAGCCAGCGTGGGCCTCAACGTCGCTATGATCAGCACGCACACGGGCAACACCACGAACGGGAGGAGCAAGCAGGAGATCGACAGCAACACCGTCAACACGACGAACACGCTGGCCCTGAGAATCCTGCGTTCCTACAAGGACGACACCGTGGGATCGGCATACTGCCGGTGGGTCGTCATGCCGAACCCGAACGCTCACTTCAAGTCGAGCGCAACGGCAATTTAACGAAAGGAGGACGTCATTATGTGGACACGATCACGCTTCGTCAATGAGTACGTCCCCGGATTGTTTGCCGTGGCCGTCGATAGTTACCTGAGCAAGAGGGGAGAGCTGATGTACCCCAAGCTCTGCACGATCAAGGACAGCAAGAAGAAGAAGGAAGAGGATGCGATCCGGTCCGGCCTGGGCGACCCCGTTGCCAAGGGCGAAGGCGCCGGGATTACCTACGATGTCCAGATCGCAGGTGCGAAGCAGTCCTGGGTGCATGCTGTTTATGCCCTCGGGGTGCGGATCACCGAGGAGGCCATCGAAGACAACCTGTACGAGCTGGGCGGCGGCGGAAATGCCGAGGACCTGAAGGAGATGTTCTTCGACCTCGGCGAGTCCCTGGCCGTGAACCCGGAGAAACTGGCGGCACGGTTCTTCAATTTCGGGACCGCGACGACCTACCACACAACGCGGGACGGCGTCGCCCTGTTCAGCGCGTCTCATACGCGCCTGGACGGGTCCACCTATTCAAACTACCTGACTTCCACCGACCTGACCTATTCCACCTACTGGAGCGCGGTCATCGCGGCGGAGAATCAGTACAACCACCGGCAGCAGCGCATCCAGAAGAAAGTCCGGAAACTGTGGGTTCCCCCGCAGCTTGAGAAGAACGCCCGCGAGGTCGTTTATTCCCCGGACCGTCCGGATACGGGCAACCGGGCCATCAACGCCATGAAGCAGTCCGGCCGCACGGTCGAGATCTGCGTCTGGCCGTACCTGTCGGACACGGACGCCTGGTTCCTCCAGACGGACGGCCGCGGGATCATCATGTTCTGGCGGCGCAAGACCCGCTTCGGACGGGAGCAGGACTTCCAGACGGGCGACATGATGGCGAAAGGAGACCAGAGATTCTCCATGGAAATCGCCGACGAGAGGGACTTCATCGGTGTGATTCCTGCGTAACCCCCCTGGCTTGGGCGGGGGTAATCCTCAAAAGCCCCCGCCTGGGCTTTTCGGGTAAGCGGGGGTGTAACCCGGCAATTCCCCCGGCCACTTGCATGAGGGGTTCGATGAGAGGGCAGCGGTCCTGTCGGGAAGGAGGCACACATGAGTTTAGTCAAATATGACGGTGTTCA